AGTGCATTGGCAGATGATCGCTGCGGAAAAAGAATTAGTTCATGCAAGCTGAGGTTTGGTGGAACCAACGGGAATGACCCTTTACCATTTGGCTCATTTCCAGGGATTGGATTGCAATGATGGAATTAACTGCAGAAGTCAGAGAGGCAATACTGCAACATGCAAAAGATGATGCACCAAATGAGGCATGTGGATTGATAGCCATGTTTAACGACAAGATGGTTTATTACCCAAGAGAGAACATATGCGCTTTTCCTGAGGAAGCTTTTGGTCTAGATGGGTATGCAGAAATAGAGGACAAGGTGGACGAACTTGGTGGCGAAATTACGGCCTTAGTACATAGCCATCCCGGACTAGGTATTGAATTTTCTTCTCTGGATTTAAAAGCTTGTCGAATTAGCGACCTTGAATGGGTGGTCGTAGATCCTGTATCGGAAGAGTGGGGATACTGTAAACCTAGTGAAGTTTCTTTTAAACTAGAAAAGGCTCTAGAACGCGAGGCGTTGCAATGAAAATAGTTAAGGTCTATGGAGCATTAAGGAAAAGGCTTGGAGGTCAAAAGCGTTTTGAGTTGGATGTAAGTACTCCGGCCGAAGCTATAAAAGCATTAGTTGCCAATTTTCCGGGTTTAGACGACTGGTTAATTAATAGTGAAAATGAGGGCCTTTTTTATAGAGCAAAAGTAGGTGTTGAGTGTTATGCGGAAGAAGATTTAGCGACGCTCTATTTACCTTGGAGTGAAAAAGAGGTTTTTGTAATTGAGCCAATTTATCTGGGCGCCTTTTGGAAGTCAATAAGCAGAGCTATTTCTGGTGCTGGAAAAGCTGTGGGTCGTGCTATATCTGGCGCGGCAAAGGCTGTTGGTCGAGCAGTTAGTAGTGTTTTTAAATCGTCGGCAGGAAAAATAATTACTGGCGTTGCTATAGCCGCTCTGGCCATTGTGGCAGCCCCAGCATCAGCAACTTTCTTTGGTGGGGTAGTAAAGGGTGGAGGAGGAATTTTTGGGATGCAAATTGGAGGTTTGGCGGCAACCGCAATGGTGGGGCTAGGAACATCAGTTGCATTGTCTGGGGTCTCACAGGCTATAAGTCCAACTCCATCAATGCCAGGGGCTTTAGGCGATTATGGTTCCGGTGGAGGAGGGTCCTCTGGTGGAAATTATGACCCGGTTTCAGGCCAAGGGGCAACAAGATTGGAATCCTTTTCAATTAGTGGAATTACTAATGTTTCGCGTCAAGGTCTGCCATGTGGAATCGTTTACGGAAGGTGCTTTGTAGGCTCGGCGATTTTGAGCCAGGGTTTTGATGTTGACCAAAAATGAGGTAATCAGACATGCCAACAGAAGCCAATGACACCCTTTCATCTGTTCAATATGCCTCGATTCTTGAATATCTTAGTGAAGGCGAATGTGAAGGTATTGAAGGGGGTTTAAAAGGTGTCTATCTAAATAAGGTTCCTGTTGAGAATTCCGACGGATCGAAGAATTTTCATGGTTTAGATTTTGATTCAAGGACTGGGAGTCAGAGCCAAACCTATATCCCTACTTTAAAAGGCACTGAATCAGAAACAAGTGCCAATATAGAAATCACTAAAGCAGCTTCGCCTGGTAATTTTCCAGTCAATATAAAAGTTAGAAGAGACAGCGGGGATGATGCTTCGACAGGATGGCCAAAGGCACAGAGTAGAACTTTCGTTTCTAGTTATACAACGATTATTGATGAAAAATTTCGTTACCCAAATAGCGCATTAAGTTATCTGCGTTTTGATGCAACAGAATTCAGCGCCGTTCCTGAGAGGCGGTTTTTATTTAAGGGCATAAAAGTTAAAATACCAAGCAACGCAACCGTTGATACAACAACCCATGTTGGCAGGATAACTTATAGTGGAGTATGGGACGGCACATTTAAAACTAATAAAGAATGGACTAATGACCCTGCCTGGTGCTTCTATGATCTCCTTATTTCGAGCAGGTACGGGGCGAATATAAGTGAGGCAACCCTAGACAAGTGGGATTTTTACAATATTTCTCAGTATTGTTCAGAACTTGTTTCAAATGGCAAAGGAGGTCAAGAGCCTAGGTTTAGTCTAAATATTCATTTAGTAGACCGTAATTCTGTTTTTGAAGTTATCAAGGCATTAACTTCTATCTTTAGGGGTATTAGTTATTACAGTGCAGGATCATTAGTACTGTTACAAGACAAACCAGCAACAAGTCAATTTTTGCTAGGTCCAAGTAATGTTATTGGAGGCACTTTTCAGTATGAAGGAACTTCGGTAAAAGCTAGGCATACAACCGCTACAGTTGCTTGGTCTGATTATGATGATTTAGGTGAAATTCATTTTGAGCTAGTAGAGGACAGAGATGGAATTACAAACTATGGAATTATTAATAAGGATATAAAAGCTTTAGGTACTTACTCTCAAGGGCAGGCCCATAGAGTTGGCAAATGGCTTTTACTAAGTGAGCAAGAATTAACCGAAACTTGCAATTTTACGGTTTCAATTGACGCTGCAATTCTTTTAAGACCCGGCACAATTATTGATATTGCAGACCCGTTGAAAAGTAATACAAGAAGAACAGGCAGGATCTCTTCTGCTACTACAACTGAGGTAACGTTAGATAGCCCTGCAGACTTATCTGTTGATCTAAGTAAAAATCCTGAACTGTCAATAGTAATGCCAACGGGATTAGTAGAAACTCGTGATATTGACCCATCGACAAACATTGGAACTGGCGTAATTAAAGTCACTTCTGCCTTCAGTGAGGCTCCAAAGAATGCTGGGATCTGGTCAATTAATACCTCTGATATGCAAACTCAACAATTTAGGATTTTAGGGGTTAAAGAAACACCAGAGGATGGCGTAATCGGTATTTCTTGTTTGAAATATAATAGTTCAATCTATGATGCGATTGAAAAAAATGTTTCTCTAACTCAAAGAACAATAAGTAAATTAGCTGATCCTCCTGATCCAGTTAGCAATATTAGTAATACAGAATTTCTTTACCAATCGGGTCAGAATGTTTTAGTTGGTTCAAGTGTTAGTTGGTCGCATACTTTAAAGCGTGTTCATGAATTTAGGGGCCGCTATAAAATAGACAATGACAATTGGACCTCTTTCACGGTTAACAGTCCCTCTATTACTCTTCGATCACTAAGGGCAGGAAAGTTATACATTGAACTTCAGGCTTTTAATTATGTAAATAAAGGTAGTACTACGGCTGTTGCTGACTTTACTCTTGCTGGTAAAACTGCGGTGCCAGGTGATGTACAAAATTTAACTTATGAGGTCATATCTACAAATTCAGCTCGTTTACGTTGGACCCAAACTACAGACCTAGATGTGAAAGTGGGGGGTAAAGTTCATATACGATTTAGTGGAAAAACAGACGGAACTGGAACTTGGAATAACTCAGTTGATCTTATTAATGCAATCGCTGGTAGTGCAACAGATTGCATTGTTCCGATACCAGGAGAAGGCGAGATCATTGTTAAATTTCAGGATGACACAAATAATTTTTCTGCAGGTGAGGCAAGTGTAATTGTTACTTTGCCTGCTGCAATTAATTTATTAGGAATACAAACTAGAAGAGAAGATCAAGATTCTCCACCGTTTCAAGGCACTAAAACAGATTGTTTTTATTCCGATGTCTACGACGCATTAGCTATTGATGGCACAGCTCTGTTTGATGCACAAGCAGATGTAGACCTAATTCCTAACTTTGATTTTCTAGGTGATATTAAATCTTCTGCGACTTATGAGTTTGCAAACACCCTTGACTTGGAAAGCGGAGGTTTTGCATTAGACCTAAAACGCTATTTTGTCACCCGTGCTTTTCTACCTGGGGATCTGATCGACGGAAGGACGACTTTAATTGATACATGGAATGACTTTGATGGAGGCGTTATTAATAATGTTGATGCGAAATTATATGAGAGACATACTTTAAATGACCCGGCTTCTGGTTCAGCAACTTGGACTTCTTGGGCCGAATTTGTCTCTGGAACTTTTAAAGGTCGAGGATTTCAGTTCAAAGCAATTTTGACGAGTACAGATGTCGATCAAAATATTTTGATAGACGAGTTGGGATACACAGCAGAACTGCAACAGAGAACAGAACAATCCACAGGAACCGTCGCAAGTGGGGCTGGCGCAAAAACAGTCTCCTTTGATAAGCCTTTCTTCATAGGGACTTCTTCCTTAGGTGGGGCATCTCAATATCTCCCCTCGGTTGGCATCAATGCTATGAACATGGCAAGCGGAGACTATTTTGTTTTGGGTACGCCTACCGCTAGTAATTTTCAAGTGACGTTTAAGAACAGCTCTGGTTCGAATGTTGATCGCAATTTCACATGGTCAGCGATTGGTTGGGGCAAAGGTGTCTAACATGAAGCGGACACCATAAAATCCTTGCAGTAATAAGAAATTATGGCAACTCATGATTATGTAATCGCAAACGGAACAGGGTCGGCCGTCCGTAGCGACCTTAACAACGCATTATCGGCAATAGTCAGCAATAACAGCGCTTCAACTGAGCCATCAACCAAATATGCCTTCCAATTCTGGGCAGACACTAATACCGGGCTACTCAAGCAGAGGAATGCGGCCAATAATGCTTGGATTGAGATTGGGACTCTGGCCTCAGCAAATTTAGGATTGGCCAAGAGCGCATCTCCTACCTTTACAGGAGACGTTTTTTATGACAACGCCACTAATGCAGGCAAAGATATTCTCTGGGATGAATCAGACAACTCGCTTGAATGCTCAGACGACGTAAAAATTACGTTTGGCACGGGTGGAGATTTCTCGATATATCACAACGGTTCACATTCCAGGCTTGAGGATTCGGGCACTGGGAAGATTCAAATAGGTTCTGATACTGGGGTAGAGATTCTTACTACGAATTTTGCAACTCAGATTGCGTTATTTGATACGACTCAAATTTTATTAAAAGAGCCTGTGACCCTGACAGGATCCAGCGGCTCTAACGTTACAGCGTTAACAAGTGCCTCTTCGGTCACGATTGATTTCAGCTTAAGCAATCATTTTTCTTGCACGATGGGACATAACATTACCTTTGCAAATCCGTCCACTGAAAGCGTTGGGCAATCGGGCTCCATAACGTTGACCCAGGATGGCACGGGGAGTAGGACTGCCGCATGGGGAAGCCAATTCCTATGGGCTGGAGGAACAGCTCCAACACTCACAACTACAGCGGCTGCGGTAGACAGAATCGATTATGTCGTCGTAGCAGCGGATAAAATTCATTGTGTAGCTACTTTAGCTTTGGCTTAAGTTCATGAGCTTATTTTTCAACGAAGCACAAATAGGAGCCAGCGGCGCGGGCACTGCTAGTTATAGTGTTGACCGTTCATTAAGGTTTGACTCCTCATCTGATAATCATTTAGAGGTAACAGATACACGAACAGTTGCTACGGGAGCTTATACATTTTCCTTATGGTTTAAGAGAACAAAAGCAGGAGAAAGTCAAGGTCTATATATACAAAACGGGTCTAATACTCAGATGATCCACATTGCAATTTATAGTGACCAAATCAAATGGTATAACCACTCTGGAAGCGATGCAAATGCTGCAGTATCTGATGGATTAATTATAGATAGCAACGCCTGGTATCACCTTGTTTGTAAGAAACCATCAGGTTCAGCAGGCACAATGTATATAAACGGGGTTGCTCAAACAAGCACATCATTCGCTACTGATATTGACGCTTTCTCAATGGAACGTCATATCGGCAACCGCGACTCTGGTTCAGGTGATAGACATTTTAATGGGTATATAGCTGAGTTTCATGCAATTGATGGAACGGCGGTGGCACATACAGAGTTTGGCGAGACCGATGACGATACTGGCCAGTGGATCCCTAAGGAGTACACGGGATCTTATGGAACTAAGGGGTTTTATCTCAATTTTTCAGATAACAGTGACGTTACAGCAGCAACATTAGGAAAAGATTATTCTGGCAATGGTAATAATTGGACTCCTACTAATTTTTCAGTTTCATCGGGTTCAGGGAACGATTCTCTACTAGATAGTCCTACGAATAATTACTGCACAGTTAATTACAACGCTGAGGTAGGAACACTCACCAACGGCGCATTAGATGTTGTAACCGGAGCTAGTAGCTATAGGCGGTGTGTTGGCACCTTTGGCGTTTCATCTGGAAAGTGGTATTGGGAAACCAAAATCATAAATTTATCAGGAGGATTGTTTACCGGAATTGGTGATCGAACTGATTATTCAACTGGTAATACTTTTGTTGCTAATCAAGCTGGGACATATGGTTGGTATAACTTTTCAACAACGACAAACAAATATGTTAATGGCTCTAGTTCATCCTATGGAGCTGTATGCGCCGCAAATGATGTTATAGGGCTGGCTTTGGATCTTGATGGAGGAACTTTGGTTATGTATAAAAACGGAACGTCTCAAGGTACTGTAGCAACTGGATTGTCTGGAACTTTTGTTCCTGTATGGGGTGACGGTTCAGCGTCTTCTACTACAACTTTTGAAACTAATTTCGGTCAAAGAGATTTTGTTATTAGCTCTGTTCCTGCAGGGCATAAAGCTTTATGTACATCAAACCTAACTGACCCTACAATTGTAAAAGCCCTTGATCATTTTAATACTGTTCTTTATACAGGTAACGCTACAGGACGCAATATAGTTTCTGGTTTTGATACAGGATTAGTTTGGATTAAAAAACGTTCAGGTGCTGAGTCTCACGTTTTAGCTAATATAGTTGTTGGAGCTGATAACTTCTTAAGTAGTGATTCAACCGCTGCACAGAATACAGCAAGTCAGTGTGTCACTGCTTTTATTAGCACTGGCGTAACAATAGGAACGCAGGGTATTGTTAACGACAATACAGAAACATTTGCTTCATGGCATTGGAAAGCAGGAGGAAGTGGCTCTACTAATACTGCCGGTTCAGTAGATACAACAGTTAGTGTAAATGCAACAGCCGGATTCTCTATAGTAAAGAGTACAAATTCTTCAGTTACCAGTGGTTTTAGTACTTTTGGACATGGATTAGGAGTAGCTCCAGATATGATAATTTCTAAAGGTCGAATAGATGTTACAGACAATTGGAAGGTTTTTCATAAAGATTTAACTGCAAATAATAATTTAATGTTGCAAGATAGTTCTGCTCAGTCAACATATTCAAATTATATAAATGATGTTACTTCTACGACTTTTAAAATGCACGCCGGTGGTAATGCAAATGACGACTTGCTTGCATTCTGCTTTAGCAGTGTAGAAGGGTTTAGCAAGATTGGTGCTTATACAGGAAATGGCAGCAGTTCTGCAGGTCCTTTCGTGTTTACGGGGTTTGCTCCAGCCTGGTTAATGATCAAAAGAGAATCAGGTGGCAATGGAAGTTGGACTATCTGGGATCGTCAAAGAACTCCATCAAATGTATCTAAATCAGTCTTATGGGCTAATTCAAATAGCGCTGAAGACACAAATACAGATTATTCCATAGATCTTCTCGCTAATGGTTTTAAAATAAAGACTACCTATGCTGATCAAAATACAAGTGGTGATCCATATGTCTATATAGCATTTGCAGAGAACTCTCTGAAGTCCGCTAATGCACGGTAGACTTTAACTATGGCCTTTCAACTCGATTCCAAGCCGCTTGCTGTTGGCGTTCCATTTACCTCTAATGGGGTTAATTACCCTGCTAACTGGTTAAGGCTCAGTACTAGCGCAGAAAAAAAAGCTATTGGCATAACAGAGGTAGCTGATCCCTCTGCATATGATCGGCGTTTTTATTGGGACGCCTCTACGGCTAAAGCTCTTGCTGATCAAGATGCTAAGGATTCAGATGGCAAATTGATAAAGGATGAAGACGGTAATCAGGTTATTAATAAAGGTCTTAAATCACAATGGGTTGCACAACAAAAAGAGGCAGCCAACAGCCTTCTCTCACAATATGACTGGTACATCACTCGTAAAGCAGAAAAAGGAACTGCCATACCTTCTGCAATAGCTACTTATAGGGACGCAATAAGAACTACTTGCAAAACACGAGAAGATGAGATCAATGCTTGCTCTTCTACAGCAGGATTAAAAACCTTGATTGATGGCACCTTTGACAAGGATGGCAAAAGAACAGCGGGGATAACACTTTGGCCTGTAGACCCAAACGCTGACTAACGATAGAAACGACTAGGTAAAGGAGGCCTATTTTGCAGCCTTAAATGCGTTTGGCCCATCATGTATAAGGGGAGCAACGTAATACTTAACGTTCCAACCATTAACACGCCTACACCTAAAGCTCTATAAATTGCATCTTTAACTGCTCTTTCTTCCCACATGGACCGAATAGACATATGGTCTTATTATGCCGACGTAGCAAAGTTAAGTCATGCGTAAAGTCTTGGACGGTTTAGCCGTTGCCTCATTTTTGTTAAGCGTCGCTGTGGTTGGAGGTGGCGTGTATGGATATTTTTGGATCACATCAGAAGACACTCAAAACATGCTTAAGGAAAAAGCAATTGATGCGGTGAAATCTTCCTTGCCTATTCCTGGGGGGGGAATGGTTGCACCAAAAGCAACCGGAGGAGCATTACCTTTTTAAGTGCCGATTGAGGAAATACCGCAAATAGTTATCCCATCTATTTGGACAGCTCCGCCAATTGTTCCAGTTCCGCAGCCAAGCAAGTCAATAACCCTACCTGTTGTGAATATGCCCTGCGCTTTAGGGCGTAAGGATTTCACTCCTAATACAAACATCTATACAGACGATCCAGCGGGCAACATTGTTTTATGTCCAGGGATTCCATCTTTTGAACCGATCCAATACAACAAGAAAGAGATTCAAATAATTAATACACAGAAACCAAAGATCGAACCCCCTCCGGGAAATACAGCAGCCACGCCGGAAGCAACACCGCCTCCGACAAAAATTCCAAAGGCAGAAGCCCCTTGTCCAGATGAAACAAAAAACAATCCGCGCATAGGCGACATATCGGCAAGCGGTAAAGAAAAGGTCTCAGGGTTTGAGCTAATAGACGGTACTTGTGTGGTTATTTACGAACCAGTAACAGCCGTTGAAAAATATTTACCTCAAGTCGGAACCGTTTCAACAACAGCAGTAATTGCTTCCACGGCTGTCATTAGTTCAGTATTGGCTAAACCGATTGCTGATCTTTTGCTCAAGGTCATCAAGCCGAGTATCAAGAAAATTATTGATGGATTAAAAAAGAAGATCCTTCGGAAGGAACCAAAAAAGGTGTCTGCTCTTGAGAAGCTAATGCTTCAAAGGGAGAGGAACCGTGCTTTTCGGAAACTGAAAAAGGGTTGGTAAGTTCGTGTCTGTGATTTGGCAAAGTATTGGGAGGATTCACAAGCTCCACGTCATCGCATATTTTGTGGAATGGTGAAGACTCTTTGAACTTAACTCCAGCATTGAAATGTTTGGCGCACGTTGCCAAGCGGCTCAAATGATAATTTAATTTTTTTGCTTCGACCGAATGTTCATATAACTCAACTTGTTTCTTCATAGCTGCCTTACAGAGTCTTATCTGTTGTCGATCTAGTGGGATAGAAAAGGTAGCTGTAATCCCACTATTTAAACTCACGTTATTACTCTTTTGCCCTGTTCTTACAGGTTTATAATATAAAATAGTGCCGGGATTAATTAAAGCTCCTGTATCATCATTCGTCGTTGTGTCGTAGATAGGCTCATCATAGTATGGCTCATAAT